AACGAACTAACTGGTGATGAGCCTAGCTACGACAGTGACAGCAGGCACACCATTCTAGAGATGATGGTTGACCTTGATCTTGAGGGTTTTGAGGATATGGACGGCGATGAGCCTACCGGAATCCAATTACCATACGTTGTCAGTATAGATTTAAGCTCTAGAATGATTTTATCCATCAGGCGTAACTGGTATGAAGACGATGAGCGCAAATTAAAGCGTCAACACTTCGTGCATTACCAGTATATGCCCGGATTAGGGTTCTACGGCTTCGGTCTAATCCACATGATTGGTGGTTTAGCTAAGTCAGCAACCTCTTTGCTGCGACAATTAGTGGATGCAGGTACGTTAGCGAACCTCCCCGGCGGCTTAAAGTCTAGAGGATTGCGAATTAAGGGCGATGACACGCCTATTATGCCGGGTGAGTTCCGTGATGTGGACGTTCCGGGCGGCACAATACAAGATAATATAAGATTTTTGCCCTACAAAGAGCCAAGCACGGTTTTATACCAGCTTATGGGCGATATTGTAGAGGAAGGACGGCGATTTGCCTCTGCTGCTGACGTAAAAGCGTCAGATATGAACGCAGAAGCGCCTGTTGGCACCACTCTAGCCATATTAGAGCGGTCAATGAAGGTTATGAGCGCGGTTCAAGCCCGTTTACACGCCTCTATGCGTACAGAATTACGACTTTTGTCCAAAGTTGTTAAAGATTTCGGGCCTGACGAGTATCCATACGAAGAAGAAGATCAAGCGGTTACCCGTGAGGACTTTGATGACCGTGTAGACGTAATACCGGTCAGCGATCCAAACGCTGGCACGATGGCTCAAAGGATTATGCAGTATCAAGCGGCTCTCCAACTTGCTCAGCAAGCACCTGAGTTGTATGACCTGCCTCTATTGCATCGTCAAATGCTAGAAATCTTAAATATTCGTGATTCAGATAAGATTGTGCCTCTTGAGGGGGATATGGAGCCTACAGACCCAATATCCGAGAACATGAACATAATCAATGGCGAGCCAGTAAAGGCTTTTGCTTATCAAGACCACGAAGCACACATAATTGCTCACAAGTCGCTTATAGAAGATCCAAAGATCATGGAGATTATGGGCAAGAGTCCAAACGCTCAAAAAGCGGGAGCAGAATTGGCAGCCCACATACAAGAACACCTTGCGTTCCAGTATAGGCTAGAGATTGAGAAGCAACTTGGTGTTGAGCTACCTACGCCAAATCAGGCGTTGCCAGAAGATATTGAATTCAGAATATCTAGACTTGTTGCTCCTGCTGCCGAGCAGCTTACAGGAAAGAACAAGCAAGAAGCTCAAGCCAAGCAAGCTCAACAGCAAGCTCAAGACCCAATCATCCAAATGCAACAAAAAGAGTTGCAAATCAAAGAGATGCAAGCGCAATCCAAAGCGCAGGCTGAGATGGCTAAAATACAACTCGATATGCAGAAAGCATCAAGCAATATGCAAATACAAAGAGATAGGCTTGATCAAGAAGGTCGCATAGCAAATGCCAAACTGGCAGCAAGCATTTCAGAAAACAACACAAAAGAAGAATTAGAAGAGAGAAAGATCACCTCTAAAGAGCAAATTGATGGCTTTAGAATAGGCCAAGAAATAGCTAAGGATTTAACTGGTGAGTAGTGTATCCTCTGTAAACAGTTTTGAGTACTATCGAAAAACGCTCCGTACCCATATGAATGAGTACTCCGACCACATAAGTGGTGGCGCGTGTAAAGATTATAATGAATACTCAAGATGTGTCGGAATCATTGAAGGGTTGGCAATGGCAGAGCGAGAGCTTTTGGATATGCAAGCCAAGATTGACGAAGACTACTCCGCATAAGCGGTGCAAGCGACTCTGGACGCTTTTTTCCAGTGCAAAAGGACAACTAATGAGCGAATCATTAGCAACAAACGATGACTTAGATTCCCAAGAGGATGAACAGTCGCGCAAAGCAAAGCAATTACCCCAACCTAAAGGGTATAAAATACTTATTGCTTTACCTGAACCCGAAGAAAAAACGGCTGGGGGCATTCTCAAAGCCCATGAAACGCTGCACAATGAAGAAGTGGGGTCTATTGTAGGCATGGTCTTAGAGTTAGGGCCAGATGCATATAGTGACCCACAGCGGTTCCCGTCCGGTGCTTCTTGTAAAAAAGGAGACTTTATTTTGATGCGATCTTTTTCTGGAACCAGATTTAAGATTCACGATAAAGAGTTTCGCTTGATCAATGACGATAGCGTTGAAGCTGTTGTAGAAGATCCACGGGGGATTGTTAAGTTATGAGTGAAGTACAAGAAGGCATGGACTTTGAGGAAACTTCTGCTGAAGATAAGTTTTTCGGAGTCAAAACAACTATTGCTCGGTCAGTAAAAGAAGAGCAACCTTCTAACCCTGATATAGAGTTAGAGGTTATTGATGATCGTCCAGAAGAAGATCGTCGAGCGCCAAGGTCGGATTCAGGTGAAGATGCTGATGATGATGAGCTTTCAGGTTACAGTGACCGTGTTCAAAAACGAATAAACAAACTTCGTTATGAGCAAAATGAAGAGCGCAGGCAGAGAGAAGCGGCTGAAAAGCTACGAGAAGAAGCTGTAAATTACGCACAGCAAGTAACTGCCAAGAATAAAGAATACGAATCTTTGATTAATCGCGGGGAAGCTGCGTTAATTAGTCAAATAAAAGATAAGGCTCAATTAACCCTTGAGTCTGCTAGGCAGCAATATAAAACTGCCTATGAAGAAGGTGACACAGATAGCGTAGTTGCTGCCCAAGAAGGGTTGATGAGAGCGCAGTCTGAGCTTGCGGAGGCTGATCGGTACGAAAAAGGCCTCGCCAATAAGCCTGTTAATGTCCCACAAGACAGTTATCAACAGGAAGTTTATCGGCAACAGCAAGCTAGAGAGCAGGCTTACGCTGCACAACAACAGCATCAGCAAGCTCAAGTCACTGTTGAGCCAGAAGCTCAGCAATGGGCAGAAAAGAATAGCTGGTTTATGAAACCCGGCTATGAAGAAATGACTAGTTTGGCTTACGGCGCTCATGCAAAAGCAGTAGCGGATAACGTACCCCCAAACAGCCCTGAATATTTTGAAAGAATTGACAGAAGAATGCGTAGTGCATTCCCTGAATATGATTGGCATGATTCTAGCGATACATATGGACGTAACGCGCCCGTGAATGTCAATCAGCCTTCGTCGGTGGTAGCCCCCTCCTCTAGGAGTAATGGAGCTAAACCGCGCAAAGTACGGCTAACGTCCAGTCAGATTGCTCTCGCAAAGCGAATCGGGCTTACCAATGAACAGTACGCAATGCAACTCATCAAGGAGGGCAAATAGTGTCTGAAGAGCGCAAACCTAGAAATAGTGATACGCGAGAAGCGTCTACACGAACAAGCGATGCTTGGGTTCCAGCATCTATACTACCAGACCCACAACCACAAGATGGTTGGGTGTTTAGGTGGGTTAGAACTAAAACCCTTGGAGAATCCGATAATGTTCACGTTTCCAGAATGTTTAGGGAAGGATGGTCACCTGTAAAAGCAGAAGATCACCCAGAACTAATGCTGGCATCTGATATCGGGTCTCAGTTTGAAGGCAACATTGAAGTTGGCGGTTTACTACTATGCAAGGCTGATGAAGCCCGAATGGCAGCTAGAACCAAACACTTCCAAGGTGTTGCTGAAAACCAAATGCAGTCTGTAGATAATAACTTTTTGCGTGAAAACGATCCTCGTATGCCACTTCTGAATCCAGAAAGAAGCACACGAATATCTTCATTTGGTAAGAACTAACCCTTAAATTAGGGTTAGCCGATTAATTAAGGAGGCCTATCATGGCTATCGCTGCTACCCCCACAGGTGCAGAACCGGTTGATACCTTGAGTTCTAGTGGATCTTTCACAGGAAAGATTCGCCACATCAAGATCGCAAACGCATATGCAACCGCCATTTTTTATGGTGATTTCGTAAAGCTGGTTGCTGCCGGGACTGTTGAAAAAGCTGCCGTAACAACTTCTGTTGCTGCTGGCACCGTAGGTATTTTTGTAGGCTGCGCTTACACAGATCCATCTACAAACCAGATGACGTTTAACCAACAATTCCCAGCATCAACTGCTGCTGATGACATTGTTGCTTACGTTGTTGACGATCCTAAGCTGTTATTCCGTATGCAAGCTGATGAAGCTATTGCACAAACTGGACTTGGAAACAATGTCTCAGCGGTTAGCACTGCCGGTTCAACATCCATCGGTCGAAGCAAGAACGCCTTAGACGGCGGCTCTATTGCTACGACTAATACATTACCACTGCGTATCGTTGACTTCGTAGATGGCCCAACCAGTGCTGTAGGCGATGCCTTCACCGACTGTATTGTGACCTATCTGCCTTTAAGTCACGCTTACGAAACCAAGCTTGGTGTATAAGGAGAATTAAGTAATGGCAATTTCAAGAGCGCAAATGCTTAAAGAACTCCTACCGGGGCTTAACGCCTTATTTGGTTTGGAGTATGAAAAATACGAAGATGAGCACACTCTCATTTATGAGACAGAAAGTTCTGATCGTTCGTTTGAAGAAGAAGTGAAGCTTTCTGGCTTCTCCGCAGCGCCTGTGAAAGCAGAGGGTGCGGCAATTAGTTATGATTCTGCACAAGAATCGTACACAGCCAGATATAACCATGAAACGATAGCAATGGGATTCGCAATAACTGAGGAGGCTATGGAAGATAATCTTTATGATTCATTGTCTGCCCGTTATACGAAAGCATTAGCTAGAGCTATGGCTTATACAAAGCAAGTTAAAGCAGCGAACCTGCTTAACAATGGCTTCACCACCTTTGATTCTGGTGACGGCGTAAGCTTGTTTAACGCTTCACACCCATTGGTAAGCGGTGGAACTAACGCCAATCGCCCAACAACAGGTGCTGACTTAAACGAAACATCATTGGAGCAAGCGATTATTGAAATCGCGGCCTTCACCGATGAGCGTGGTCTATTGATCGCGGCGCGTCCTACTAGCTTAGTTGTACCTCCCGCATTGATGTTTGTAGCAGATCGCTTGCTAGAAACCACTCAGCGTGTTGGTACTGCTGACAACGACATCAACGCAATCCGCAATATGGGAGCAATACCCGGTGGATACGCGGTCAATCATTATTTGACTGACAGCAATGCGTTTTTCTTGCTTACGGATATTCCGAACGGCATGAAGATGTTTGAGCGTACTGCGCTAGAAACAAGCATGGACGGAGACTTCGACACCGGTAACGTGCGCTATAAAGCGCGTGAGCGTTATTCGTTTGGTGTAAGTGATCCATTGGGGATTTACGGTTCCCCCGGCTCTACATAGAGCTTTTTAGGGCTACCCGGTGTATGATCGGGTAGTCCTTTTTTTTATTCCTGACAAAATGTTTCATATGGAACAATTTGACACTAACCCAGACAGGAGATACTCATGGGTAATACAACTTTCAATGGTGCAGTCCGTTCAGAGAACGGCTTTAAAGTCATTTCTAAAAGCTCAACGACTGGTGTAGCCACCGATGTAGTCGATATTGCTTCTACCGGCATCGTAACCGCCAAGTACCTCAAGCACGTTGGGTACGCAACTGGCGTTACCGTAAACACCACAGCAGGGGATAGCCCAACTATTGGTGAGTTTACCCAGCCTGCAAACACAATCATTACTGACATCAAGATCTTCTGTGATGTTTCTCCCGTTATTGGAACGGGCGACATTGGCTATGAAGTTGGTACGTCTAGTTCTGGCGCACAAATCGTAGCGGCTCAGACTGATGAAATTCTTGATGGCGG